AGTAGTGTTGCTTCATTTAGTATTTTGTCTATTTTGTCTTGAGTCATAACTAAACTTTAGCCATGCCCACTGACATCAAACTAAATCGCATTACCTTAGATCTACATGAAGCGATCACTGACCTTGGTGGAGTCGAATGTGAAAAAGTGCCTGAAATCTTTTTCCCAGAGGATTTAGGTCAGCCAGGTGATGCCAGACTCAAGAATCAGGCTATAGAGACGGCACGCGAGATTTGCATGGAATGCCCTGTGCTCGATAAGTGTCTAAAAGTTGGCATGTTTGAAGAAACAGGGATTTGGGGTGGCACTACACCTGAACAGCGTAAAAAGATTAGGCGATACGAGTCAGATTAGGGTCAAAAACGCCCTGTAAGCCCCCTACAAGCGATTTAGGCTTATTTCTTAGTGTCTGCCTGTTCAGCCTTTTTGATGGCATCGTTCGCACCTTTAGCGACATCTGCTTTAGACACTGAACCTGTCGTTGCGATAGCGTAACCGATTGCAGCGATAACTGAGAGCATGAGTGTTCCCCAAGCTACAGCGACACCATTTATCCATGAACCTGTCAACGCTGCACCAACACCGGCCGAACCGCCCAGAATAAACAGGAAGATACCGAACCCACGCCAAGCAAGTTCAGTGAGCACACCGGTAACGGCTTTGATTCTATCTTTTACTGTTTTCATTATTTACCTGAGTTTTCTAGGATGTGCTTTAGAGGGTCAACTAGATCTGTGTAGGCTGCAAGATGTATTGCAGGGTTGCTCCAAGACTTATTTGCTTTACCGATGCTCAAGTGAAGATGTGCACCTGTGCTTGCTGAACCTGACTTTGAGTTTTTACCGCCACCAACATTCCCGATGACTGTAACGTTGCCTTTAACTTTGTCATTCTTCTTTAGGTCTGACTGTTTCGCCAGGTGAGCATACAACACCCACATCCCATCTTTGGCAGAGTGAACAACAAACCAACCCAACACATCTGACCATTCATTCAAAAAAACTGTCCCATCAGTGATTGCTTTGATTGGTGATAGTTCTTTTGGACTCCAGTCTTGCCCTCTGTGAGGTCTGCCGTTCCTGTAAGGTGCTAGATTGCCGAATTCATCGCCACGAAGTTTAGGGGAAAAAGGTTCAAAGTAGATTGCTGTCATAAAGCAATTCTATCAAAACAGTTGTTATGCCGAGAAACGCCAAATAACTTTTATTGGGTTTACGTTTGCAGAGTTATAGGTAAATGTTGGTGGAGTGCTTGCAAAAGTTCCAGTAACTAAATTAGATCTATAACTATTGTTTCCATTGAACTCTGCGTTAGTTGCTGTGGTGACATTGTTTTGGAAAGAATAAGTTATTGGGTTGTAGTTGATAACTCCAGTAACCATGTATGGAACAGTTGTTGGAGCACCCTGTATAACAGCACCAATCCAATACACGCCAGCAGATAGTGATTGAGCAAGTCCAGATATTTGCAGAACACTTCCAGCAGTTCCAGTCAATGCAACAGTTCCACAGTCACGCACCAATGTTGTTGGGGTAAAGTTTGAGTCGCTCGCCCAAATACCGATGCGTCCAACAGCACCAGCAGAGCCAGTCCCAGTAGTTCCAATAAGGACAGCAACAGAATCTAAAGTCCTAGTTGAGCCAATAGCGAAAGCAGATACTACTAAGTTACCATTTGTGTTTGTTTGGTCGCCAGTTAATGCTCCTCTACCACCATTACCAATCCAGTTTCCTGTTGGCGGCATAGGTCTTGAAGTTTTAGAATCTAAAGCTGTTAGCAAACCTGACACTTGTGTTTGTGTGACTGTGCCTGAAATGTTTGCGACAGTTCCTGAAGCGAAGTCGCTGATTTGATTGTTTGTGATTGAGCCTGAAATTGTGACTGCAGTGCCTGAAGTTGTCGCATAAACTGCTGTTGAAGCGTTAGTTGCTTGAGCGACTGTGCCTGAAGTAAAGTCACTTATTTGAGATCGTGTTAGAGATAGTAACGATTGATTGATTCCTAGAACCGCAGAGCTTGAACTGCCTGAGTTTGTTATCGGTGAAGTGACACTTATAACGCCTGAAGCTCCTGAAGCACCTGTCGCACCTGTCTGACCTATCTCACCTGATACAGCAAAGTTCCAAGAGTTATGTGAACCAGAGCCGTTGAACTTGTCAACAGTAATGATGAGAGTCCCACCGCCCACATAGTTTGCTGTTCCTTCCATGTAATAGGTTGGAGTGTCGCTATGTATTGCCCTAATTCTCATGCCTGTCACGAAAGCACCTTGGTAACCTGAAACCAGGCTAAAAGTCTTCAAACCTGAACCGATAGTGATGTTTGATGTTGAAGTTACGCCTGTGTAACCTATGCCTTGAATACCTTGCAAACCTACGCTCGCTGTTGTGACTGTTGTAGGGGTTTCAGTTATAGCGACAGCAACATCCTGCTCTGTAACTGTTACGGCAGTTGTTGATTCAATTACGGAAACAAGGACATCGCTCATCGAGTAACATTTCCGACAACATTGAATGAACCTTGCAACAGGCGTGTGACCTGACCTGAAATAATCTCTAAGTCATAAGCATAAGAACCTGCAGGGATAGCACTTGATTGAGCTGAAGTGATAGCGACAGCAATCGTGCCTGCAGTTCCACCCAAAGTTATTCCTGAACCGCTAGTCAAACTCAACAAGTATGCTGTTGAATCTGCTGCTTCTCTAACTTGCATCGCTGAAGTATAACCTGTCAGATTTAGTGCAGTTCCACCTTGAGTGATAGTAAAAGTTCTGTCAAAGTCTGCACCTTGATAAGCAGTAATGTTGTATGTCCCAGGGTTAATCATGCGTTCAATCCTTTACTGATTAGATAAACCAAAACTGAAGTGACAACAGCCGTAATCAAAGAAGGAATCCAAGCGTTCCTGTTCAACTGTTTTTCAAGGTCACGAATACGATTCTCATGATCACGAGAAGCGTCAAGAATCTGTAAACCCTGCACCTTTAGAATCTCAATGTCACGAACAATCTGCAACAACAAAGTCTGATTAGTAGGTTGCTTAGGCTCATTCATTTTCAGTCATCACCTGACCACAGAAACAGCAACAAACAGGTATTCCTTCAGGATGCTTAGTATGTTGTTCATCACCCATCGCACAGGCAACAGTTTTACAGCTAATCAAATCACTCATTATCCTGCAGCCGTTCCACTCGTCATTTGAACTGCAACACCATAAACAGTCACAGTTGAAGCACCCTGAGAAGATGCACCATTATTGACCATCGCAACAGTTACAGTGCCAGAAGTTACAGCATTAACAACAGGGGTGATAAACGCCCCTGAAGTTGACAAAGTTACGATAGGAGCAACAGTAAAACGTGAAGCAGGGAAAGCGATAGCAACAGTCGCTGAACCACCTGAAGCAATAGCTGTTGAAGGCCCTGCACCTGTAAAGGCAGCCATCGCCAAAGGCAATTTAGTGAAGTTGCTGTTCAAATCGGCTGCCGTCAAAACATCACCTATAGACCAAGTTTTTGTTGCACTCATTTGTTCTCCTAAACCCCTATTTTACCTAACTCAAAGTATCTGTGTCGAGAACACCAAGGATAGGCGAATCTAACCTAAACCCGATGTTATCTAAACTTGCCAAACTAAAAGTGACATGATCACGCTCGACATCAGTGTTACTGCTTACACCTAAAACTTCATAATACTTATCGACAACAGCACCAGTTGCTGAAGGTTGGAAACATACTCGAATAACATCACGAATCTCAACACCCAAAACAATTGTTTGCTGTGCAGATGTTAGAGCTTCAAGAGCGACAGTCATCTTATCTGCACGATACTCAGGCAACCTAAACTGACTCAAAAAAGTGGATGCAATCACCGCAGGTTTACTTGTTGAAACAGTCAAATTATCTGTCTGACTGTAAGTTCTAACACCATAAAAGTTATCGCCCTGAAACAAAGAATCTGACACTGTTGCTGTAGCGTTCACACCAACAACTTGAACCTGATTGTATAACTGCTCTGAAGCGTAAACAACACTCAAATCAACGAAAGGAATGGCAGTGCCGTTTCCGTAACTTGCTCCCTGGCTGTTCTGATCAGCGAAAGTCAAATATGTTGCTGCAGTCGCAGTAGAAGCAACGCTCGTCAACAAACCCGAATAAGAGGCATAAGCAGTGCCAGCCCAAGCGACATCACTCTTGACTGAAGCCGAAACAGCAACAGGATTATATCCACCATCAAAATAGTCGCCCACAACAGTTCCACGCTCAAACATCAAACTATTACCATAAAACGCATAAGCCGAAGTTGTGCCACCGCTATATGTGTTCGAGCTGAAACCTACTGCAGTTCCAACAATGTTATTCATCGTGCCACTCATCAAAGCCCAAGCAGTGCCAACATTCAAAGACACGCTCTTGCTGCCGATAGGCTGATTTGTTGCATCATAGGCGAGAACATCCCAACTCAAATCCACGTTACCGGTAACACTTCTAAACCAACCCGAAAAAACGTAGCTTGTCGCAGTGCCGTCAGGATTATTTTTTGCTTTGTTATTGAACTCGTCATAAGAAATCAAAGTTGCTAACGCTGTCGCATTGGCTTCACCTTTTTGAACATAACTGCTATAAACACCTTGAACTGATGTTCCAGCCGACTGCCAACCAAAAATCCAACCCTTACCATACGCTGCAGCAATACCAGAAGTCGCACTACCAGGAAAGTTATACAAATTATTTCTGACAGTATTAGTCCACGCATAATTAGTGAAACTTCTATCCTGAAACTCAAGAACAGCCGAACTATTACTATAAAAATCGGCAGGCTCACTACGAGCAACATTCTGCAAATAAGTCAACACAGAATCACCAAGAGCGTTCAACTGTGACCCCATAAGCGTTTGACCGCCTGAAATACCAGTATTTGTAAAACCATAGGCAGTCAGATTGCGTTTAATACGATCTGATGTAGGTTCGACAACTTCCTGATATCCGTCAACAAAACTCTTTAAACTCAAATTGTAGAGACTATCTAAAGCGGTAACTGTCGCCTGACCATTGAAACCTGCATCGTCATAACTAAAATCCCAGCCCTGAACAACCCCAGTAAACCTTCTAACCCCATTGCTTGAGACTCTGACATTACCGCCAGGCTGAACAATAGTGTAACCTCCAGCCCCATACCAAAGAGCAGAGCTAGTGTTCAAAGGGTCAAACACACGACTATTGTTCACAAAAGTTATTGAAACTGAACCTGCAGAATAATCATCCAACTGCCTAGAAATACCTCTATTGATAGACACATTCTGAACGTAAGAAGTCACATCGACATAACCGCTTGCACCAAACTGTAACTCAACAACATAACTAGGCAAAGGCATAACTAAGGCTTCTTACCTACAGTTGCAAGATTAAACGGAAGGCTACCATTCTGTTTCAAATACTTACCTAAAGCATCAACAGTTGTCTTAGGGTCAGCACCCTGAACATTGATAGTCACATTAGTTATCCCATACTGTTCACGCAATTTTGCTTTTTCACTAGCAGAAAAGTTAGGGTCTTTCAAAAGTTTTTGAACTACATCATTAGACAGACCTAATTTATCCTGTTGTGTTCCGACACCAAGCAAACCAAACATCTTAAACATAGATAGAGCCTTACCAAAATTAGATACAACACCAGTCAAAGGAGCGACAGGAACAGCAGGTGGAACTGATGGAGTAGTCACAGGAATATTATTTTTACCCTGAATCAAGCCAACAGCCGTAACTAAAGACTGAATAGCCTTACCTGCCGAAGCCAACATCAAAATACCCTTTAAAGCCAACAACGCAGGCAACATTTGAATTAGGCTAGTCGCAACATTAGCGAAACCCTTCATTGCATCACCATTACCAAACAAAGCAAAGAAATCTTTTACCCCACCAATAGTTTCCATGACAGCCTTCTTAATGTCTAAGAAAGTTTTACCTGCCTCAGTT